CGACCTAGACACCTTCTGCAGCCCTTCCTCGTTGGCGTGCTCACCGGGAATCAGGTGCATATGCCAGTGCGTCTTGAGTGAGCGAGTGGAGTAGATGGCGCAGACGATGTCCACATCGTGTTTTAGCAGCCGCAGGATGGCTCCAGCCGTCACATCCTCGCCGTGCTGCTCAGCGAGCACATCCTTGTCCCACCAAATCATCTCATCGAACTTGTGCTCAAAGGCGTAAGCGACCAATTCGTTGCGCGCCTGCTGCACCGCAGGCCCTTCCAGCATACACCAGTCGAATTTAACGTCAGGAACCTTGGCCGCAGCAAGCTGCAAGCTAGTGCGAAAGTAACTGCGTGGGATGTCGCCCTTGAGCGGCGTGGCAATAAGGATGCGTTTCATAGAGGAAACTGCACGGTGGTCTACAGACGCAGTGCCGGAAACGTTAAAGTCCGACATTTATACAAATATTAGCCCGTCTTATAAGGTTTAGGGCTGGCTTTAGCCACTTGCCTGAGCAGCCGCCAAATATATCAACGGAAATGCCCAATGGTGCAAAGCACAGCATTTCGCTGGCCCGGATTCCGGGCGTTCTACCAGGGCCCCGCCCACCGGCGGGGACGGACACCCCTTGGGGATTGAGCGAAGATGCGGGTTGGAGCCCCGCTTGGGCGATTTTATGGTAACCAAACGCTGCGTGGATGAGTGGCTCATTGAGCCAGACGTAGAAGGAGCGCGAGAATATGCCCGTTTATCAATCATCGCCGAGCCCGCCGGCCTAAACGTGGACGGCCAAGGCATTATCCCGTGGGAACAACTCCTTTTAGCCCGTCAGTCTTACGCCGTAAACCTTAAAAAGCGCAATGCCACTCGGTGACGTACACTTTGCGGATGATTTTCAGCCTACTTTTGGCATCCCGTGGGTGCCGATCCCGGAACGGGACGAATTGGCTGCTTGGCCGCAGGATAAGCTAATCCAGTACCTCGCTTTTCGCGAGCAGCGGAACAAGGACGCGCTCGATAACCCCGTAGGTGCAGGCTGGACCCTGCCAATGTGGCAGGAAGTGATGACAAACTGGGGCAAGTACCAGAATCACATCATTCTCGGCGGGAATCGCTCGTCGAAATCCATTTTTGCCAGCCGTCTCTGCGTGTGGGCGGCAGGCACCATCCCCTCGGCGGAAATCCGCACTTATCACGTAAACGAGGACCGGAGTATCGAGGATCAGCAGCGAATGATCTACGATGCCCTGCCCATTGGCATCCGACGCCTGCCCACCAAGAAGGGCCTTAACCACTCGGTGCAGTACAGCCAGAAAAACGGCTTTACCGACAACATCTGCATCCTGCCTCCGCTCTCCGGTTCCGTGCGCGGTGGCTCAGTCAAGTTCTCCAACTACCGAGCCTACGCCAACGACGCGCAGATCGCTGAGGGCTACAGGGCGCATCTTATTTGGTGCGACGAGGAATGCCCGCAAAGGATGTGGGAGACGCCTCAGTACCGTACTAGCGACTTCCACGGACGCATCCTGCTTACGTTTACCACGCTGACTGGCTGGACGCCGCTGGTGCAGGACATCCTCGGCAAGACGAAGACCCTCAAGAAGCGATTTGCCCCGTTAGTGGGCAAAGAACTGCCGATTATGCAAGAATCGCTGTCCCGGCCTAACACGGCGATCTACTACTTCTGGACGGAGGACAACGCCTTCCTTGATACGTCCGACTTCACTAAAAAGCTGCTAGGTCGTCCCCGAGACGAAGTGCTGGCCCGCGCCTACGGTATCCCGACTAAGTCTATCACTTCCGTATTCCCTGGATTCAATAAGGAGGTTAACGTCATTCCATATGAAACGCTACCTTTTGTACGTGACTCAAATTATGCGGTCACTCGGTATATGGCTTTGGACCCTGCTGGATCGAAGAACTGGTTTATGCTCTGGGTCGCCATCGACGCCGCAGGCACTTGGTGGGTCTATCGCGAATGGCCCGACTATGACGACTGGGCACTTCCCGGCAGCGGCGCCGAAGGCAAACCCGGCCCCGCCCAGAAAGGCTCCAAGAAAGGCATCCGTGACTACGTCGAGCTTATCGAGCAATGTGAGAACGGTGAAGAGATTCAAGAAAGGCTCATTGACCCGCGCCTCGGTGCGGCGGAAAGGCAGTCGGCGGAAGGGGCCACCACCATCATCTCAGAGTTGGACGACGTGGGAATGACGTTTATTCCCGCCCCTGGCGTAGAGATCGAGAACGGCCTGCAACTGATCAACGGCCTTTTGTCCTACGATGAGAGCAAGCCCATCACCGCCTTAAACGGACCCCGCCTGTACATCTCGGATCGCTGTCAGAATCTCATTTACTCAATGAGTGAGTACACGGCCAAGGGTGGCAAGGAAGAGGCGACAAAAGATCCGGTGGACTGCCTGCGTTATTTGCTCGTCGCCAACTGCGAGTTTATGGACCCGAAAGCCGCGGAAACAACAGACAACCGCACTTGGAGCTATTAACTTGCCTTGTAAGCACATTACCAATAGCGCCCTAGCCAATGAGTTCCATCGACTCCATCCAGACTTCTGTTCCCAACGATCCTGGACTTCAGCTAGCTCCTTCTGGCGACGACGCTCCTGATTTTAACCTCCTCCGCAAGGCTTATGAGGACTGTGTTCGCGACAACCAGCCCTACATCGACCAATGTCGGTTGAATTATCAGACCCGCTACGCCATTTGGAATGGGCAGTCGGCTGATGGCAAGAAACACTCCCGCGAGGGCAGCAAGACCAGCCCCACTCCTTGGGACGGTGCGTCTGATCTCCGCGTTTTCCTTGTTGATAACATCATCAACAAGAAGGTCGCGATGGAGTGTATGGCCTTCCAGCGGGCCAACCTGTCTGCGGTGCCGGTGGGCACCAATGATATGGATCGGTCTAATTTGGTGACCAACTTTATGCGCTGGCTGATCCAGACGCAGATCCCCGAGGTTCATCGTGAGGTTGAGATCGCCTCCAACTATATGAATGAGAAGGGGTTGGCTGTTATGGGCCAATTCTGGGAGAAGCGGCGCGAGAAAGTACTGGTCAATGTCCGGCTGGAAGATCTGCAGCTTCAGTTCCCGCAGATCGACATTACCGCCCTGATCGAGGATAAGGCCGCTGAGGAAGACCTAAAGTCTATCTTTGAGGAGCAGTACGGATGCAGCCGCTCTAAGGCTACCAAGATGCTCAAGGAGCTGCGGAAGAATGCAGAGACCACGGTGCCAGTCGAAGGGCCAGAGCGGTCCTATCCTGTGCTGCGGGCGTTTAACCTCGATGAAAATCTGTTCATCCCGTCCTTCTCGCTGGATCTAGAACGGGTTCCTGGCATCTACCGCGTCGAGTACTTTACCGCCGAGCAACTTCGGCAGTTGGTGCGCGATGACGGTTGGGACAAGGACTGGGTGGAAAAGGCGATTGAGACGCAGCGCGGACGACTGATCACCATCAGCCCGTCCGAGTATATGCAGCCGATCAGCCGCTCGTTCGTTTACACGCAGCAGCGGTTTACGGACAAGATTGGCATCGTGTACGCCTATCAGCGTCTTTCGGACGAGGATGGCGTTCCCGGCATTTACTGCACGGTGTTTCACCCGCAGATGCCGCCTGACGACAAGCAGCCTGGCTTCGCCAAACACGGCCTGCTGGGCTACGCTCACGGCGAGTACCCGTTCGTCCTCTATCGGCGCGAGTACCTGAGCCGGAAGCTGCACGATTCCCGTGGCGTGCCGGAGCCGGGTAAGCCGTGGCAGGATCAGATCAAGGCGCACAAGGATAGCCGTATTGACGCCGCTTCCTTGGCGATCCTTCCACCCATCTGTTACCCGCAAGGCCGTCCTCCAGGCCGTTGGGGTCCGGGTGCGCTGATTTCCGAGCGGCGTCCGAACGAGTATCACTACGCCGACCGGCCTGTGCCGGATATGAACACCGAAAACTCCGAAGCCCTCTTGGAGTCGTCGTTCAAGGAGTACAACGGCTTTGCTGCTCAGAAGGGCGATCCGTCCGTTGATCCGATCTACAACCAGTGGGAGATCAACAAGTTCCTTACCTGCCTCTCCAAGAGTTTCCGCCAGGTTTGGAAGCTCTACAAGCAGTACGGCAAGGAGCAGGTCGTCTTCCGCGTGATGGGCGTTAAGGACGCCGACGCAATGATGTTTGAGAAGGGTGACGTAAACGAGGAGTTTGATTTCTACCTCTCGTGGGACGTTCAGAGCACCGACTTCAAGTCGATGGCGGAAAAGTGGACCGCGATCATCCAGGGTGCCCAGTCCCTTGATCGCGATGGCGTCTGCGATTGGTCCGCGCTCTTCCAAGCGTTCGTCTCGTCTATCGATCCCAACATTGCCGAGCGCATCATCCGTCCGGCAAAGGCGGGCCAGCAACAGGTGGTCAATGACGAGCAGCAGGATCTTGCTCAGATCTTCGCTGGCATCCCGAAGAACATCCGCATCGGCACGCCGCCGCAGCTTGGCCTGCAGGTTATTCAACAGTACCTGCAGCAGCCTGACGTTCAGCGCCGGTACGGTCAGGACCAAGCGTTCCGCGAGCGCATCGACGCCCGCGCCAAGCAGTACCAGTTCCAACAGCAACAGCAGCAGAATGCCACCATCGGTCGCCTAGGTGCCCAGATGCCTGGCCCGATGCCTGCCACTACCTCTCCTCGCAATGCCTCCGCGTAAACGACAACTCACCACCGCCCGCGAACGGGTGGAACTGCTCCAAGTCGCCATTAGCCGTTTGGCTCCAACCGAGGCGTTTCAAGAGTTCATCGATCATCTGCGCGAAATCCAGCGGAACACAATGCTGGATCTGATGAACGATGTGACGGTGGGCGACGAAAAGTTGACTGCTGCCGCTATCGGCGAACTGCGGGCCTATGAGGCTATCATCAACTTGTTTGATGACCATATTGCCACGCAGGTGCAGCAGGCAGTAGCGGACGATATGCCATAAGGCTTTCTAATACCGCTTGACATACGTCCGTGATATAATCACGGCTGATGGCACTGGGCTCCCGCCCTGTCCCGCCCTTGGGGGCTTTAAACCCACGATGTCTAACGATACAGTCCAAGCCACTTCGCAGCCAGTTGAAGCGCCCCCGGCGCCCGAGACGAAAAGCGATGCACCCAACAGCAATCTGAGCGTAGCTCAGGCCGCGCAACGTCTGCTCAATATGCAGGCGGAAAACGCACAAGCCCAGGCTAAGCTAGCGGAACAGACTGCACAGCCCGACAAGGCTGAAGAATCCGCATCCACAGAAGCGGCACCCGCCGAGTCTGTCGAATCCGAGGCCCCCGAGCCCGAGGCGCAAGCCACGGAACCGGAAGCCGAAGAGGACTCAGTTCCTTCTCAGATCTCGCCAGAGATTCAGAAGAATATCAACAAGCGCATCGGCAAGGAAGTCGCGAAGCGCAAGGCCGTTGAGGCCCAGTTGAATGAACTCAAGCTGGAGATGGCTCGGCAGTCGCAGCAACAGCAGCAGGCGCAACCTGCTCCGGTGCCGATTGCTCCCCTGCCGCAAGGCACGGTGCCACTCGCCCAGATTGAGGACTACAACGGTCTCCAGTCCTTAGCCCAACCGGCCAAGGAAGCCAAGCGGTTCGCGCAGCAGCAGCTCGCCAAAACCAACTTTGAGCCCATTCAGCTTGAAGGTCAGGTGTTGGATCGGGAGGCGCTAAACACCATCATCATCAACGCTGAAAAGACGTTGGAGG